CATTATGTAAAATCCAAAATATTATAGACTCATCAGATACTCATTTAATGGATGGTGGTCTAGAATTAGATGAAGAAGAATTAACCACAATCTATGAACATATTTGTCAAGGTTTAGGAGACATGAATGTACAAGATTAAGAACTGGGAAAAGTTTAATCTCTATAATCCTAAGAACCCACGTTATCAAAAAAAGATGACGTGGTTTAAGTTTTATGGAACTGATTATATCAATAACGTAGAAATACATAAACTATCTTTTGAACAAAAAGCTGTTTTAGTAGAGTTATGGTGTCTTGGTTCTGAAAGTGATGGTGTATTACCTGACAACTTTGAAATATCTTTTAGACTTCATTATCCTATTGATTTTATTGAAAAAATACTTGAGCAGCTAGTTACTAGAGGATTTCTAGTAGAAAACTATCAGCCTGTTAGGATAGAGAAGAGAAGAGAAGAGAAGATAAGAGAAGATATATATGTCGTTAAAACGACCAATAGGTTTGATGAATTTTGGGAAAACTATCCTAATGTCAGAAAGGTCAATAAGAAAACTTGTTTAGAAAGATGGGCTAATAAAAACATTGACGCTATAGCAGATGAAGTGATAGGGTATGTAAAAAAAATGAAAGATACTCAATCATGGAAAGATGGTTTCTCACCAGCTCCACTTACTTTGCTTAACCAGGAAAGATGGAATGATGGTGAATCTCCACAAGAACGTAAAGTTTGGGAAGGTGGTATTTAGTGAACATAGGTGAAGTTATAGATAAACTTACAGTTAGCCAATCAACAGTTCAAGAATTTTATAATGATGGGTATGGTCATGCAGAGTTTAAAGTTAAAAGTACGGATATATTTGCTGATGATTTGGTCAAGTATTTTAGTGAGGAAATTCATAGTGGAAAATCACTTGGTTGGGTTAAGACGGAAGATAAGTTCAGGGTTAGGTCTTCGGAACTAACAATTCTTACTGGTGTATCAGGTCATGGTAAGTCAATGTGGTTATCACAAGTTGTATTATCTATGATGAAACAGAATACTAAATGTTTAATAGCGTCTTTAGAAATGAGACCTGTGCTTACATTAGCTAGAATGATTACACAAGCATTAGGTTCACCAGAGCCAACAGATGATTACATACGTAAGTTTTGCGATAGAGCTAAAGACAAGTTATATATATACGACCAAACTGGAGTTACCACATCAAAAGATATGGTTGCTACCCTGTACTATGGTAAACATATTTTAGGTGTAGAAGTATTTGTAATAGATAGTTTGGTTAAATTAGATGATGTTTCTGAAGAGTCATTAGATGCACAACGACAAGTAACAAATACTTTAGCAGTCATTGCACGAGATTTAGAAATAAGTATTTTTTTAGTTGCACATAGTAGAAAATTAAAGTCAGAACAAGATATACCTGATGCTACAAACATTATGGGAAGTTCACATATTAGAAACTTATGTGATAATATTATTTGTGTGTGGCGTAATCGTGAAAAAGAAAAGTTAATAGAAGTTGGTAAAACACCTGAAGCTGAGTTAAAGATTATTCCAGATGCAAAGGTTTTTGTTCAGAAGCAGCGTAATGCACAATGGGAAGGTTCATTTAACTTTTGGTTTGACCAAAAAGGTTTACGCTATAAGGAGAGTCCATGATATTAGATAACTTACCAATAACACCTATTACTTCTGTTTACAATGCAGTTGAATATGTTGTAAAAAAACAAGATAAACCTAAAGAAATATTGCCATTAGAAGTAAAACAAAAGTTTGATAAATGGAAACGTGAAGATTTTATTAAAGATGACCCTTATAAAGAAATGTGGGATAAAAATTGGATAAACAAATAACCATAAACGAATTTATTAAACTTTGTAAAAAGCTATTTGGGGATGACATAGAATACAAAGCAACTTCTAAAGATGGACAAGTATTTAAAACGAAAGGATGGAGAGATGATAAAGTGGGCATTAACAAAAGACAACTTACCCCAGCTTATAGAGAAACTAAAAAATCTTGACTTTACTAAACGCTGGCGTGTAACAGTAACAGACGCTAAACTTAACCGTAGTCTTGAACAGAACGAAAGGTTATGGGAACTATACACAAGTTTAAGTAATCATTTGGGCATTGAAAAAGACCGTATACATGAACTTTGTGGTTTTAAATTTTTACGATACCAAACTGAAATAGCAGGTATGCCTGTAGAACTTATAAAGTCAACAACAAAACTAACCACAAGTGAGATGACAGAATACCAACAACAAATAGAGGTATGGGGTCAGACTATGGGTTGGGGCTGGGATTATTAGTGAATTATCGTAATCCTAAACTACTTAAACTAGCAGATGGCGCACCATGTATGATGTGTTCTATACAAGATGGAACTGTGGTATCTGCACACTCTAATCAATTACGTGATGGTAAAGGGACAGGTATCAAGGGACACGATTATCGTATAGCGTTCCTATGTCACCAATGCCACCATATGATAGATAATGATAAGTCATTAGACAAACATGATAGAATAGCAGCATGGGAAGAAGCACACCGTAAAACTATAGGTTGGTTATTTACTAACGGACATTTGGAGGTAAAGTAATGGGTAAGGGTTCAGCACCAAGACCATATAGCGTAGACTCAGATACATTTGAAAGTAACTGGGATAAGATATTTAGAAAGAAAAAAAATAGTGATGATGTATCACCGCACACTTATGAATATGAGCTTAATAAATCCACAGGTAACGTAGAAAAAAGATTTATAGACGGAACATCTAAACCTAACGAAAGTCAATTTGATGGCAACTAAATCACCTACTCAATTGAGTTTGGCTAAATTACGAGAAGAAGGATATACATGTTGGATTACAGAGCATTGGAATAATTGGAGTAAAACTAGACAAGACCTTTTTGGTTTTATAGATATACTAGCTTTGAAGGGAAAAGAAACATTAGCTGTGCAAACAACCACAGCAACAAATATGTCAGCTAGAGTAAAGAAAATAGGTGACCATGAAAACGTGGGTTTTGTTCGTGAAGCAGGTTGGACTATTCATGTGCATGGTTGGCATCAAGACGATAAAAAAAAGTGGCATTGTAAAATTAAGGATGTATCGTGAGTACCAGGGATAAAATACTAGCTTACCTTACAGAGCCTAAAGCTATAAAAGATATAGCAGCACATGTAGATGGCAATTACAATACTATTAAAAATTTACTTGTCACCATGAAGATGGAAGGTCATATACACGCATACAAAGATAAAGATAATAGACTTATGCACTATTACATTCCACAGCCACATCCGCTACAAGGTATATTTGGACATACAGCAAACTTCACAGAAGACCAAATAAAAGGTGTTATCAGTCATAACGCAGATGATGCTAAACATAACCTTCAGCACAATACTACACGAGAAACATTTGGGGAAAGCATAACTTATACGTTAGGTCAATATGATTAGTATGGAACGCCTACTATCTATTATGGATGATTGGGCTTTATGGATGAAGTCGGATAATCACAAGCTAGGTTATCCATCTAAAAGCATAGGCATGTCTTCAGGTGGTGAGTCTACAAGTGATGCGTTTGAAGAGATGTGTTCTGCTCAGGATATGTCTAATGTACGTACAATTCACGCTATCATACATAGCCTTGAAAAAGGACAGCAAGAAGCTATATATGCTAAATATCTTGGTGCTAAAAAGCCACTAGCTTACGAATGGAATATAGATATGGCATACGATAATCTCTTAACTATTGCGAGTCGTAGAATAAATGCTTAAGCTATTGCATGGTGATTGTTTAGAGTTAATGAAAGATATACCTGATAAAAGCATAGACTTAGTATTAACAGACCCACCTTACGGTATAAATTTAAAATATGATGAATATACTGATACTGAAGATAATTGGTATAGACTTATGGATAAAGCATTACCAGAAATTATTAGAATATCAAAAATGGCAATTTTACCATCATGTCAAATTAAAAGATTAGAATGGATATATAAAAACTATCCACCAAATTGGTTAATGTGTTGGTATAAAGGTTCAACTGGTCATGCTTCTTATATTGGATTTAATGATTGGGAACCTCATTTAGTTTATGGTAGAAGATTAAACAATCAATACATGCACGATTACTTTCAATCAAAACCATCACCAAAAGCAAATACATTTGGTCATCCATGTCCAAAACCAGAAGAATGGGCTGAATGGATTATTACTAGAGTTGCAAGAAATGATAAAATTACAGTATTAGATTGTTTTATGGGAAGTGGAACAACAGGAGTTGTGGCTAAAAAATTAGGGCATAATTTTATTGGTATAGAGCTTAGTAATAATTACTTTAAGATAGCAACTGATAGAATAAACAATAATGTTGTTGAACAGAAATAGCAAAGTATGCTATAATAGCGCCTATGTGGACAACTCCTGTCCGTTAATAACGTAATCCCACAAAAGCCTGACTACACTCTCTCCGTGGTTGGGCTTTTTCTTTTTATGAAACTATCTATTTGCAAACAATGTGGTGAACCATTTGACTTCACCGAGTATAGCCTATGTAATGATTGCAGATATGACCACAGATTTATTAAGTTAAGGAAAGATGATGAAAGCACAGACGAAAGCATCAAAGAAAATCAGCAAAGTGATGAAAGAGTTTAAAGCAGGTAAGTTGCATAGTGGTTCTAAAAAAGGTCCAGTAGTAAAATCTAAAGCTCAAGGATTGGCAATCGCACTTAGCGAAGCTGGTCTATCTAAAAAGAAAGGTAAATAATTATGCCAATGGTCGGAATGAAATCATTTCCTTACAATACTAAGGGAAAAAAAGAAGCTAAAGAATACGCAAAGAAAACAGGTAAAGCTATGAATGCTAAGCCTA